CCAGCGCGGTCTGCACCGGCTTCATCGCCACCCCGTAAACGGTGTCGGCCATGGTGCGCGCCACACCGCGCAGCGCGTCCGACAGCTTCACCCCGTCAAACACCAGCCCGTCAAAGGCCCGCCGCAACCCACCGCCGATGCCCGACGAAAGCGTGTTCACCTCACGCCCGGTGAACACCAGACTGTCGCGCATCCGCGCAAGCTCGCCGTCAAAGGCCGCCACCATCCCCGCGCTGCCCGCCAATGTGGCCTCCAGCGCCGCGATCTGGTCCTGCAGCTCGTCAATCTCTGCCATCATCCTTGCCCTTTCCCTGATCGGGATATGCCGCAGCCAGCTCTTCCAGCCGCGCCCGCGTCAAAGGCGGCACCGCCGCCTCTGCGCCCAACATCATCCGCAACTCCACCGGGCTAAGCCGCCAGAACTGATCGGGCGTCAGGCCCAAGCGGCCCAGTCCGACCCGCATCAGCCCCGGCCAGTCGATCCGGCTCATTGCTCCTCCGGCAACTGAAAAGCCCGCGCCAAAAGCTCGGCCGCCACCCGCGCGGCCTCGACCGGGCCGCCGCCGATGGCGACGGTGCGCAGATCGGCCGCCGACCCCTGCCAGCCGCCACCCCGCAGCCCCGCCACGATAAGCGCCAGCACATCGCGTGTCGTGAAGGCCCGCGTCTCGAACCGCTCGACCAGCTCCATCAAGGACCCCGCCTGCAGCGTGGCCTCCAACTCGGCCAGCGTGCCCAAGGTCAGCTTGGCCACATGGCGCTGCCCATCCAGATCGATCGCCACCTCACCGGCAAAGGGGTTGATCATCCGCCCGCCCCTTACAGCGCGACAAAGGTCAACTGACCCGCCGAGGCGAGGCTGATCTCATAGGTCGCCTCACCATTGTGGCTGCCCGCATACTCGATGCTGGTGATCTGGAACGGCCCTTCAATGGTGCCGAAATCCGGCACCACGACCTGGAAATCCGGGGTTTCGGCATCAAAGAAAATCTGCCGCGCGCGCCCATCGGTCGCCGCATCGCGAAACACGCCCGAGCCCGAGATCGAGGCAGATTTCACCCCAGCGCCCGCCAGCAGTTCCCGCCAGCCCCCTGCACTTTCCAGGCTGGTGACATCCACCTGATCGGCGTTCAGGCTGAACCGCTGGGCGCGCAGTCCCGCCAGCGTTTGAAACTGCCCGTCCCCGACCATATCGACCTTGATCAACAGATCCTTGCCATTCTGAACTGCCATCTTTCATCTCCCTAACCGCCACAAGGCCGCGCCTTCGGCTGTAAAAATCCGCTAAAGCTCCACCCGGGCGCGAAATGTCATATCGATGCGCCGCGCCGTGCCCTCGTCCAACCGCCGCGCCACGGCACGCTGAAACCGGATCGACACCAGCGTTCCCGTCGCAAGGCTCAGGCCCCCGCCCAAGAGCGCTGCCGAAGCAGCCGCCGCCAGCGTCTTTGCGGTCAGAAAACCCGCCGCATCGCTGATGACGCTGATGGTGAACCGATGTTCCGCCCCCGGCCCCGTACCGTCCGACTGATCCAGCACCACCTCTGGGCCAATCAAAATGAAGGTGCCGGGCGTTGTGCCGGGCGGCATCGCATCGACGATGCTCACCCCCGAAAGCGCGGGCGCCGCGCTCAGCGCGCCAAAGATTGCCGCCTGCAAGGCCGCCGCCGCCGCATAACTCATGCCGGGTCCTCCTCACGGGCAAAACAAGTCAAGTACTGACCTCGCGGGTCCTCTTCGGTCACCGCCAAAAGAGTGAAGACCCGCGCCCCATCGCGCAGCCGATCCTCAGGCCGTGGCCGAGCCGTCGATCCCACAGGGGCCGCGCGCACCGTGATGCGGTAAGGCACCTGCGCCGCGCGCACTTCGATCCCGGCGGCCTCACGCCCCGCACCGGGCTTCAGCGCGGCCCATAACACCCCACGGACCGCCCAAGTCAGTTGAAAACCGCCCGCGCCATCGGCCACCCGCTCGGGCGCCTCCAACACCATACGGCGATCCAGGCGCACCCCGCTCATGGCTTGCCCCCAAGAATACGCACCGTGCGCCAGCGCTCAATCAGCGCCTGCACCGCAAAGGGCAGCCCCCCCTGCCCGCCATCACCGGGCTGGCGCGTCTCATAATACTCGGCCGCCAGCAGCATCACTGCCTGCGCCAGATCCACAGGCACCTCGGCCCAAGTCGCGCCAAAGCCTGCGTCAAACACCACTTCAGCACGGCCATCCATCGGCACGACGGGCAGCAAAACCCCCACCGCCACCAGCTTCGGGCGATGCATGTCCGGCACCAGCCGATAGCGCGCCGCTTCCACCACCGTGGCCGCACCCTGCACATCCACCACCGTCACCGACACCACAGAACTGACCGGCGCCACGGGCAAAGGCTGCTCACCAGCGCTGCGCCAATTTTCCAGCTCCAACTTGAAACGGCGCGCGATCAGCATCTTGCCGATCCGCCCCTCGACCACCACAATCGCGGCACGCAGATAGGCCTCGATCAACCCATCTTGCAGCCCGTCCTCGGTGAACCCGCTGCCCAGCCGCAAATGGTCCTTCAACCCTTGCACCGGCAGGGCCGCAACCGGGACCGTTGTCATTTCCGTCAGCATCATCTTCAGATCCTTTGCCATCAGCCCCAAAGGCCCCGTGAGAACCCATGCGCGCCCATGGGTCCGGCCCCCATGAGGACCGGACCCACAGCTTCGATTACGAGACAGCAACACGCAGCAGCTTAATCGCTGCAAAGTCGGTGACATCGCCGCCCACGCGCTTGTTGGCGTAGAACAGCACATTCGGCTTGGCCGAGAAGGGATCCCGCAGGATGCGCAGATCGGGACGCTCGGCAATCGTGTAGCCGGCGGTAAAGTCGCCAAAGGCGATCGGGTGGCTGTTGGCGGCCACATCCGGCATGTCCTCGCAGATCAACACCGGATAGCCCATCAGACGCGCGGGCTCCCCGGCCTGCAGGCTGTCACCCCACATAAAGCGGCCATCGGCATCCTTCATCTTGCGCACCGCGCCTGCGGTTTTCGAATTCATGATAAAGGTGCCATTGGCGCGGTAATCCGCTCCCAGCGCATAGACCAGATTGACGATGCAATCGCTGGCATTGGTGGTCGCGAAATCGGCCGCCGCGCCGGTCGGGATGTAGCCAAGATTGCCCCAGGTCCAGGACGCATTGGCCACCTTCGGCGGCAACAAAATCCCGCGCGGCTTGTCCACACCGTCGCCATTGATGAAAGCGGCCGCCTCCGCACGGATAAAGCGCGTGGCGATCTTGCCGGCCAGCCAACCCTCAACGTCAAAAGCGGTGTCATCCAGCAAGCGCTGGCTCGCCTTCGGCATGGCCGACAGCTCATGCAACTTGATCGAAATGCGATCAATCAACGGGGTCGCGGTTTCTGCCTGCGGCGCAACCTCGGTTGCCCAGCCAGAACCGACTTCGGACCGGTCGATCAGCACGTCGAACGACGTCGCATCCACCTGAACCACATTGGCCGCAGCCCGCAAGCTAGAGGTCGACACCAGCATCGAGCGAATGGTCTCGGCGGTCTGCGGATCGACCAAATAGCCGCCGTCCGCGGCCACTGCAGTCGACAAGGCCTTGCCCTCCAAGACGAGGCCCCGCAGGCCATCATCATCGCCCGAACGCAAGTAGGCGCCAAAGGCCTTCTTGTGGGGCACTTCCACTTCAGCACTGGTGGCCAATGCAGGGCGGCCAAAAGTCATTTGTTTGCGATCCAGCATGGTCAAACGCTCTTCCTGATGTTGCAATGATTGTTTCACTTCGCTCTGAAAGCCCTTGAAAGCGTTCAGAAATCCTTCCAGAGCGGCTTTTGCGTCCGCAGCTGGAGTTTGGGCGGCTTTGGTGGCCAAAGGCACACCTTCCCCGGCCCGAGCCTTTGTCTCGGTCATTCCAGTCATCCTTCGGTTTGGTTGAAGAACCGGGCCTAGGGCCGCCCGGCCATGGCCTCTGCCGCCTCGGTCAAAGCCTGCGCCAGTCGGCGCCAAGTCTCGGCCTCGGGGTCATCGCCCTTGGCCGCCACCCGCGCCTCGGGAAGCATTGGAAAGGTCACCAAGGACACCTCCCAAAGCTCCAACTCCTGCAAAAGGCGTTGCCCCTTGCCATCTCGTTCTGCCTTGACGGTCCGGTAGCCAATCGACAGCCCGTCAATCGCCCCCGCCGCCAAAAGCGCCGCCGCCTCGCGGCCCTTGTCAACATCGCGCAACAAGCGCCCCTTGACCCACAGGCCCGTGGCATCCTCGCGCACCTCGTCCCAAATGCCGATGGGCTGGGCCGGGTCATGCTGCCACAGCATCTTGACCGCACGGCCCGCCGCCGCAAGCCGCTTGAGGCTAGCCGCATAAGCGCCCTTCACCACCACATCGCCGCCCTGATCGCGCTTGCCAAAAAGGCTGGCATAGCCTTCGATCCCGTGACCATCGGTCACACGCAGGCCCATCCCGGCCCCGGCAGGCGCTTGCATGTCCTTACGCTCCAATCCGCCATCCATCGTCATCTCTCACCTCACCGTTCTACCTAGTGGCCGCCTGGATCAACGCCTCGGCCATCTGCGCCAGCAAAAAGGCCGCAACCCCGTAAACCCCCAGCCAGATGCGCTTTTCCAATCGCTCCAGCACCGCATCGATCTGGCTCAGGCGCCACTCCAGCGCCACCCAACGCTCCTCGGCCACCCGCTCATTTGCCTCGATCCGGGCCGCGGCGGCGTCAAAACTGTCGTAGACAAAGCGCGACCCGCTTTCGCCCGGCTTCCTCACGCCTCACCGTCCTCCACCACCCCAGCCTCAGGTAGGCGCGGCAGGCCCAGCAAAGCTCGCTTTTCAGCTGACGTTAGGAAATCCGCCGCGCCGACCCGCGCCCATTGCTGATCTCGCTCCACCGCGAGCGCGGGGATCTGATCCAGATCGGGGCGCAGCTCCACCGCCTCCCCTGTAAACCCCGAAAGCCAATGCGACACGCCCGCCACCACGCGCTGCACCAAAGGCAGCACAGTCAGCCGGTAGAACGCCCGGTTCGCCTCTTGGTAATTGGCATAGGTGGCGTCGCCCGGAATCCCCATCAGCATCGGCGGCACGCCAAAAGCGATGGCAATCTCGCGCGCCGCCGCCTCCTTGGTTTTCTGAAACTCCATATCACTGGGCGAAAAGCCCATCGGCTTCCAGTCCAAACCACCCTCCAGCAACATCGGCCGCCCAGCATTGCGCGCGCCCTGGTGGTGGCTCTCCATCTCGCTCAAAAGCCGGTCATACTGGTCGGCCGACAAATGGCTCTGCCCATCTGCACCTTTGTACACAATCGCCCCCGAAGGCCGTGCTGCATTGTCCAACAGCGCCTTTGACCAGGCACTCGCGCTTGTATGCACATCCAAAGCCACTGCTGCCGCCTGCAAGGGGCTAAATCCATAGTGGTCATCCTGCGGATGGAAGGTCTTGATATGGCAAATCGGCAGCACCTCGGCGCTCATCGCAAAGCGGTGCGTGCGCCCCGACACGGTGTAATCATAGGCCACCGGCCAGCCATCCGCCCCCGGCACCAGCGCCATCCGGTCCGACCGTAGTACATGCAATTCCCCCGGCAGCGCACCGGTCCCCGGCACTGCCTCAATATAGGCATTGCCCGACAGAAGAAGATGCCCATAGACCGCCTCAAACAGCTCAGCCCGCCCTTGCACCCCATTGGGACGGCGGATCAGGTCCAAGACCGGATGCGTCTCATAGCGCCGCTCGGCATCCTGCAAAACCAAGGGAAGCGCCGCCGCCGCCTCGGCAATCAGCTTGACCGCGCGAAAGCCGATCGGATTGCCCTGAAACCCCGACCGCGCCAAGCTCAACGCATCGCGCGGGCTCCACGCCACCCGGCCTGAGGAGCCAAAGGCCACCACACGCCCCGTGGCCGAGGCTTTTGCCTCGGTCACAAAACCCGCTGCACTGGCCGAGGCCTTGACCTCAGTCGCACCCACCGCAGCCATCTTATCCGCCCCCGGCGCGCGCTTCAGGAAATCGAACACCATCTCGCAAAGCTCCTTTGTCGCGTGCCCCGCGAAAGGCCCACCGTTCTCGGTCCCCCGCTGAGGGGCCGCTGTCTTGTGATCTGAACATCACCCTAAGGCGGCAATCCTTAAGGGCCGTTAACCGAGCGTACGCAGCCTCGGCGCGACAAAAGCTTGCGAGGGGTCCACGATCAGCTCGGTCAGCGCCCAAACCAGCGCATCCACCCGGTCAGGGCTCCCCTTGCCCATGTAGCCTTGCACCGTCATTCGGCACATTTGCTCTTCCAAAGCGGCAAGCCCCCGCAGATGCGCCACGCGCCCCTGCTCATACAAGGCCGCCACAGGCTCGGCCCGCGCCACCTTGCCCTTGCTGGCATGCACGGCCTTGATCGGCACCAGCGCATCCACGCCCCGGATCACACTGGTCACCAGATCCCCGCCTTGGTTCACCTCTACCACTAGCCGATCCGCCTTGTGCCGCGCCATCGCCGCCAAGGCGGCCCGTGCCCAGGTCTCGGGCGAGGACATCCGCACAGAGGCGTCCTCCAAGACCACCGCCCGCCAGTTTTGCGGCGGTCCTTCTGTCACCGCCCCCACCACCACAATCCCGCACTCATCGCTGCCACCGCCTTGGCTCACCGCCGGGTCCACCGCCACTACGATCCGGCTAAAGACGGGCACAGTCTCCACCCGCGCCGCGTCCAACCGCGCCGCAGACCACAGGCTGCCCTCCACATCCTCCAACAACACCCCATCCAACTCCTGCCGACCCAGCCGAGTACCGCCATAGCGCGTGCGCACTTCCTCAAGGAAGCTCGCCGCCAAATGCGCGCGGTTGGCCTCCGTCGGTGCGTGGGTGGTCACGGTCGAAGGGTTCTTTAGGATCGCCTTCAACACCTCGACATTCTGCGGTGTCGTCGTCACCACCTGCCGAGGCGCATCGCCCAGCCGCAAAGCAAACTGCAATTGATCCCAAGCCTCTTGGGCCTTGGGCCATTTTGCCAATTCATCGGCCCAAGCGGCATCAAACTGCGGCCCGCGCAAACTCGCCGGATCATGGGCCGAAAACACCTGCGCCACCGCCCCATTGGGCCAGACAAGCTGGCGCCGCGTCGCCTGCCACTCGGGCCGCCGATCCGGCGGAGAGCAGGCCAAAATCCCGCTCTCTCCCATCACCATCACCTCACGCACCTGATCCACCGTCTCGCCCACCAGCGCGACCCGCCGCGCGCGGCCAGGTGCCATCGGGGTCGCCCCCTCCACCTCGGCGCGCACCCATTCTGCCCCAGCGCGGGTTTTGCCCGCGCCGCGGCCGCCCATGATCACCCATGTTTTCCATGCGCCCTCCGGCGGCAACTGATGCGGCAGCGCCCAGAATTCAAACAACCACGGCAGCGCCAACAGCGCGTTGTCGCTCAACCCTTCCAAAAACGCCTCAATCGCCTCCGGCGTCGCGGAGGCGAGCCAACCTGCGCCCGATTTCATCGCGCGCGGCGTCCATGTCGAGCGCGCCGGTTCCGACAGACCCGACAACTTGTTTACG